AGGTCGCGGGCACCAACCAGCGTCTCGACGACATCGTGATAACGCAGCTCAAGGATCATGGAAAACGCCTCGCAGCACTGGATGTCCGTATCGCCGCCCTTGAAGCTGCCGAGAACAAACGCGCCGGGGGGCTGTCCGCTCTTGCTGGCGTGGCTGCTGTGGCTGGCAGCCTTGGCGCGCTCATCATGAAGTTCTTCACGCTGTAGATTTTTCGGAGTTATCAAAATGGATCTGACTGTTGAAATGTGGCCTGTGGAGCGTCTGGTTCCCTACGCCCGGAACCCGCGCAAGAATGACGAACAGGTCGAGAGGATGGCGGCGAGCATCCGGGAATTCGGGTTTCGCATCCCCGTTGTCGCCAAGTCCGACGGCAACGTCATTGACGGGCATTTGCGGTTGAAAGCGGCCCTCGTGCTCGGCTTGTCCGAGGTGCCCGTTGCCCTCGCGGACGACCTGACGGACGCGCAGGTGAAGGCGTTCCGCATCATGGCCAACAAGTCGGCGGAGTGGGCGGCATGGGATGACGGCTTGCTCCGGCTCGAACTCGAAGACCTCAAGGAACTGGACTACGATCTGCTGCTGACCGGGCATGAGCTTTTGGAACTCGACGATATCCTGAAGGACACCGCCGAGCCCGAGCCGCTCCCCGAGTTCGACGAGGGCATCAAGACCACCCACCAGTGCCCGAAGTGCGGCTATGAGTGGTAGCAAGCCCCCGTACCGTGTCCCTCTCATGCGGGAGATTGAGGAGGTGCCCGGCAACGGGTTTTCCGTCGTTTCGACCTTTTCCGGCGGCGGGGGAAGCTGTCTCGGCTATCGGATGGCGGGCTATCGCGTCCTGTACGCCTCGGAGTTCATCCCGGAAGCGCAGAAGACCTATCGCCTCAACCATCCCGGCGTCTATCTGGACACGCGGGACATCCGGCAGGTCACGCCGGAGAGCATCCTTGAAATCGTCGGCAAGCGGCCCGGAGAGATAGACCTGTTCGACGGTTCCCCGCCGTGCTGCGCGTTCTCTCTTTGTGGGAAGCGGGAAAAGGGATGGGGCAAGCCCCACGCCTACAGCGACAAGGCGCAGCGCGTGGACGATCTCTTTTTCGAGTACACGCGGCTGCTCAAGGGGCTCCGGCCCAAGGTATTCGTTGCGGAGAACGTCAAGGGGCTCACCATCGGGACGGCCAAGGGGTACTTCAAGCTCATCCTGCGCGCCCTTAAGGAATGCGGCTACCGCGTGAAGGCCGCGGTACTTAACGCGCAGCACCTCGGCGTCCCGCAGAGCCGGGAGCGGCTGATCTTCATCGGTGTCCGCAAGGATTTGAACCGGGAACCCGTCTACCCGAAGCCTCTCCCCTATGTGTACACGCTGCGGGAAGCGTTCGAGGGCTTGGAGAACGACCCGCAGGAGGTCGCTCGTTTGCTTGAGGACGGACGCCGCTACAAGTGGGGGAAGGTGCTTTCCCTGCTTCCGCGTGACCCGCGCAAGCCGTTGACGGGCGCCTCGGTGATGAACGGTTCCTACTTCAACCTGCGCCGGGAGAGCCTCTACGCCCCCTGCGGGACGGTTTGCCAGATGAACGGGAACCCTTCCGCCTGCGGGAACAGCCACCCGCTCGAAGACCGGAAGTTCACCATCTCGGAATTGCGGCGGATCATGTCCATTCCTGACGACTTTATCCTGACGGGGACGTATGCGCAGCAGTGGGAACGCCTCGGGCGCATGGTCCCGCCCGTGATGATGGGCCATATCGCCAAAACGATTGAGAGGGAAATCCTATGCCGCCTGTAGAGAAGAAAGCCCCACGGGGAAGGCCGCAAAAGGCATACAGCCCCAAGGAAGCCGGGGTGGTGCGGTCCATGTCGCAGTACGGCGTCCCCCACGAGGACATTGCCGCGACCATCGGCATGTGTGTGGAGACGATGCAGCGCCTGTACAGCCATGAATTGGCGCAGGGCAGGGCGGTCGCCAACGCCAAGATCGGCAAGCGGCTTTTCGATAAGGCGATATCCGGCGACACCACCGCCCTCATCTTTTGGGCCAAGGTCCGTATGGGCTGGAAGGAAACGCAGAAGGTGGAGCCTTCATTGGGAGAGGGCGGACCGGATGCACAGCGGGACTTTGAAGCTGTCATGGCGGTCTATCGCGGTGAAAAGTAGGCCGATCCTCCTTCCCTATCAGACGCGCTGGCTTGAGGACGATTCCCGTTTCAAGATCGGCATGTTTTCCCGGCAGTCCGGCAAGACGTTCGTGGCGACGCTTGAAATCGTGCTCGACATGATCCGGGCGGAAATGGAAGGGCGCCGCACGCGCTGGCTCATCCTGTCTCGCGGCGAGCGTCAGGCACGGGAGGCCATCGAGGAGGGCGTCGGGCTCCATCTCCGTGCGCTGGACGCCGCTTTCCGTGGCCTCCCTTCGGGGTTCAGGCTTGGCGAACGCACGGAATGCAAGGCTATGGAAGTCGCCTTCCGGGGCGGCTCCCGCGTGACGGCGCTCCCCGCGAACCCGGATACCGCGCGCGGCTTTTCCGCCAATCTGCTTCTCGACGAGTTCGCTTTCCATCGGGACAGCAAGAAGATCTGGAAGGCCCTTTTTCCCGTCGTCTCGAAAAACGGTTTGAAACTCCGCATCGTTTCCACGCCGAACGGCAAGGGGAACCGATTCTACGAGCTCATGACTGGGAAAGAGGATGATGAAGACAACGTATGGTCCCGGCATGTCGTGGATATTTACCAAGCCGTTTCGCAGGGGCTGGATCGCAATCTTGAACTCCTCCGCAAAGGCTGCGGCGACCCGGACGCATGGGCGCAGGAGTACGAACTCCAATGGCTGGACGAGTCCACGGCATGGCTTCCTTTTTCGCTCATCACCGATGCCGAGGACGATGAGGCGGGGAACCCTTCCCATTCCTGCGGCGGGCCGTGCTTCATTGGGGTGGACATCGGCCGGCGGCGCGACCTGTTCGTCATTTGGGTACTTGAAAAGGTGGGCGACGTGCTCTGGACTCGGGAAATCATCGAGCGCCGGGGGGCGACCTTCGCAGAACAGGATGCGCTGCTTGATGATGTCTTCGCCCGGTACAACGTGGCCCGCTGCTGCATGGACCAGACGGGCATGGGCGAGAAGCCGCTTGAAGACGCGCAGCGGCGCCACGGCGCATCTTGCGTCGAGGGCGTGCTGTTCACGGCGACAAACAAGCTGGCCTTGGCGACGCTCGGCAAACAGGCGTTCGAGGAGCGCAAGATGCGCATCCCCATGGGCGTACAGGCGCTCCGGGCCGACCTCCACAAGCTGAGGAAGGTGAGCGGGCCGACGGGAACGCCCCGGTTCGTCGCGGACTCGGATTCGGACGGGCACGCCGACCGGACATGGGCCTGTTTCCTTGCCGTCTCCGCGTCGAGTTCCCCAGGATTCGAGTATGGCTATACCCCGGCGGGCAATGCGCGGGACGACTTTTATGGGATGGACGATGACGACGATGCAAGAGGAGCATGGTAATGCCGACGCTGTATGATGCCGACGGGAACCCGATAGACAAAACGAGGCTTGTGGAAGAGGTCGCCGCCCCGACGGTAACGGGGGTCCGGCAAATCCTGTCCGGGCATCCGGCGCAGAACCTTTCTCCGCGCCGTCTCGCCGCCTTGCTGCTTGCCGCCGAGCAGGGCGACGCCGTGGCCTATCTTGAGCTTGCCGAGGAGATGGAAGAGAAGGATCTCCACTACCGTTCGGTCCTTTCCACGCGCAAGTTGCAGGTGTCGGGCCTCCCCGTGACGGTTGAGGCGGCATCCGATGCCGCCGAGGACGTGAAGGCGGCGGATCTCGTGCGCGACTTCCTGAGCACGGGCGTCCTCGCCAACGCCATGCAGGATATCCTCGACGCCGTGGGCAAAGGTTTTTCCGCCTGTGAAATCCTGTGGGATACGGAAGGGAAGGCGTGGTATCCCTCCTCGATCCTCTGGCGAGATCCCCGGTGGTTCGAGTTCGACCGTCTGGACGGCGTGACGCTCCGGCTCAAGGGCGAAAACGGCCTCCCCGAGCCCCTCGTGCCCGCGAAGTTCATTACCCACGTCCACAAGAGCAAGAGCGGGCTCCCTATCAGGGGAGGGCTCGCCCGGCCCGTGGCGTGGTACTATCTCTTCAAGAATTTCGGCATCAAGTCGTGGGTGCAGTTCGCGCAGGTCTTCGGCTTCCCGCTGCGGCTCGGGCGGTATGATGCCCACGCCACGCCGGACGAGAAGGAAAAGCTCCTCCGCGCCGTCCGCAACATCGCGCAGGACGCGGCGGCGATCATCCCCGCGAACATGCAGATCGAATTCCAGTCCACGGACGTGCGCGGGAACGTGACCGTGTTCGAGGGCATGGCGTCCTATTTCGACAAGCAGATTTCCAAGGTCGTGTTGGGCCAGACGGGGACCACGGACGTCGGCCAGCATGTCGGCACGGCGAACGCCCACGAGAAGGTCAGGGAAGACATCGAGGCGTCGGACGCCGCGCAGCTTTCCGCGACGCTCAACCGCGATTTGGTGCGGCCCCTCGTCGATCTGAACCTTGGCCCCCGCAAGCGGTATCCCGCCCTCAAGGTCGCCCGTGAGGAAAAGGAGGATGTGAGCGCGCTGGTGGACAACATCGTGAAGCTCGCCGCCGTCGCCCCGAACTTGGTTGAGGTGTCCGTCATCCGTGACAGGCTCGGCGTCCCCGAACCCGCGAAGGGTGCCGAGGTTATCGGGATGAAGCCGTCCTTGCCGTCCTCGCCTGAACTCCCGGAGGGTATGCCGCCCGTTCCTCCTGCGCCGTACAAGGCCGCGCAAGCCGTCCAGCCTCCGCAGCCCGCCCCCGCGCTGGATCCGATCAGCCTTGCCGTGCAGGAAGAACTGGACGGATGGGAGCCGCTGGTATCGCCGTTGGTCAATCCAATCCTCGCGCTTGCCGGGCGGTGTTCGTCCTATGAGGATTTTCTTGCCGGGCTTCCCGGCGTCCTGAAGGAACAGGACGCGGCGCCGTTGGCCCGTTCCCTTTCCTTTGCCATGTTCGAGCAGCGCGTGAAGGGCGGCGGCAATGGAAGGGCGTAGTTTCCCTTCCATCCCGTTCGACGAGGCGGTCAGGGCGCTCAGGCGGCGCGGCACGAACCTCTTTCCCTCGGAGCATTGGGCGTCCGTCTGGCAGGAGCAGCATCAGGCCGGGTTTACCGTGGCCCGTTCCGCTGGGTTCGACATCGTAAAGGACATCCACGCCGCGCTTGTGGACGCGATGGAACGTGGCAGGACGTTCGACGACTTCAAGCGCGGGCTCATCCCCGTGTTGCAGGAAAAAGGCTGGTGGGGCGACACCACCGCCGTTGACCCGAAGACCGGGGAACGGCGCACCGTGCGGCTCGGCAGCGTCCGGCGGCTGGAGACCATATTCGACACGAACATGAGCGTGTCCTTTGCCGAGGGGCGTTGGGAGCAGCAGCAAGCGGTCAAGGACGCCTTCCCGTATTTGCGTTACACGGGGATCCTCGACAGCAGGATCAGGCCGCGGCACCGCCGCTGGCACGGGACCATCCTGCCGATCGACCATCCGTGGTGGAGGACGCACTACCCCCCGAACGGCTGGAAGTGCCGTTGCGACGCCATGAGCGTGTCTTTGGACGACATGCGGCGGTATGGCTGGAAGGTGAGCGATGCCCCGGAAGACGGGGGCACGGTGACGTGGATCAATCCGGCTACCGGGGATGTGGTTGAAGTCCCCGACGGCATCGATCCGGGGTGGGCCTACAATCCGGGGAACACCGACCGGGCGGCGCAGCTTGCCAAGCTCGCTATGGACAAGCTCGTCACGCTTCCTGCCGAGGTTGGCGCGGCGGCGGTGGCGGAACTGGCCTTTGCCTTCCCGCAGGTCGAGCGGGAACTTGGGGGCTGGCTCGAAGGCGTTGCGCGTGGAGTAACGGAGGATGCCGGATGGTATCCCCGAGGCGAACGGCGGGTTGTGGGGTGTCTTGACGGATATGTGATTGGATGGCTTGCCGCCAATGCGAACCGTGCGCCGGAAACGGCGGCGATCACCATTGCGGACGCCGAAATCATGCACCTTGTCCGCACGGCCAAGCGTGAGCGGGGCAATGCGCTTTCCGTTGATGATGTGCGGCGGCTTCCCTCGCTGTTGCGGGAGCCGGATGCCGTATATTGGGATAACGGCGGGCAGGGAGAGCAGAAGCGCGACGAAGGGCTTATCTACGTATGGCTGACGCCGGGGCGGGGTGCGGGCAAGCTCATCGTGCGCATCAATTTCAAGGACAAGATGGCTTCCCCGGAAGGAAAGGGCAGGGTACGCATCACGACGAACGCGATCCGGTCGGGGCGGCTGGACATTGATCCGCAGAACGACCTTCACGAGACGAAGGGATATATCAAAATAAAGGGGAACCTATGAGTTCAAGGTGGTACGCCACTCTCCACGTAACACTTTCCCTTTCGGGTAGAAGCGAACCGGACGTGCGAATTTCCCGGTTGTCATGAACTCACGGATTCCCGTTTGAAGTAACTATACGACGCGAAAAGTGAGAAGACAAGGATAAGCCCCTCAGTCGCAGAGGTTGGGGGGCTTTTTATACCTTGTGTATGGAGCTTCCTCAGGCTTCATAAAAAAGTTGTCCGGAAAAATCTTTTGGAATAAGGTGGTTGGAAAGAGGCTCCGAAAGCGAAGGGTTTGATAGGGATGTTGATGCAACACGCTGAAAAGAAAGGAGAGACTATCAAAAATCTCTGGTTATCCGCCGTGTAGGTGGCTTAGAAGTTGCGGCGGCGGCCTTGCGCCCAAAAGGGCAAGTTATCCGCCGTGTAGGTGGCTTAGAAGGGTAACGCCGGGAGAGTTGTTATCCGCCGTGTGTTATCCGCCGTGTAGGTGGCTTAGAAGGTAAAGATTACAACAGTATTACTGTTGCATTAGTTATCCGCCGTGTAGGTGGCTTAGAAGATGTTGCCCGAGCCGGGGAGGTGTCTCTCCCCGTTATCCGCCGTGTAGGTGGCTTAGAAGACAGGAGTACATCAACCAGTGGCGTGAACTGAGTTATCCGCCGTGTAGGTGGCTTAGAAGGTGACAAGGCAAGAAAGGCCAGCGTGCGCGAGGTTATCCGCCGTGTAGGCGGCTTAGAAGTGAAAGCGCGTGAGCCGCGTCTGCTCGTGTTCGTTATCCGCCGTGTAGGCGGTTAGATGGTTTGCTAGTTTTCCCTTGGAAAAGCCCCCTTCCTTCATGGTTGGGGGCTTTCTTTGCGTCAGCCTTGACTTTCCCGGTCCCGTATGGTGTGGGGAGGGTAGGAGGATATGTTATGCGAAAACTGATTTTTATTTTTATGGCATTTTTATTGATGCCTTGGGAAAACTGCGTGCTTGCAACGGAAAAAACAGCTATTGATATTTATTCATTTTCAAAAGCATATGCTTTATTAAAAGTTCCCAATGTTACATTGAAGCGTGATGAATTTGAAAGCAAAAAAGATTTTGAAAAGAGAAATAAAGAATTTATTGAAAACAATAAAGAAAAGACTGTTCCTTTTTATATAGAAATTCCAATAAATTTTTGGCGTATCCCGGAAAATAAAAACTACAATATGGATACAAAAACTTTTTCTTTTTACATTCCTATGTATTTTTCCAGTCCATATTTTGACTTATCAGAATCAAGAAGAAAGAAGAGTTCTATTCAAATATCAAAAACAGAAATTAATATAGGTTCATATGACGGAGAGAATGCTTTCGGAGTAAGAAAAACAGTTGATCGTATAGAAAAAGAAGAAGCGTATATATTCATATTGAATGAAAAAAATATAAACAAATATATAGTAAAAGATGTTGTTGATTATTTTATCAAGGTAAATATCAAAAACATTGATTTGGATAGGGCAAAATTTTTAAAGGATAATTATCAGATCGTCCTCAAGGTAAAACCAGAAAAATATAAAAAGTATGGCTATATACATGAAAAAATAGAGTACAAGCAACCTACGCTATCATCCCCCGAACAGGTTAAATCTATAGAGAGGACAATAAATGTATCAATCATGGAAATAATGATCTTTTCTAGTTCTGGAGAACTTATTGCAACCCAGAAGATTCAATAACCAATCTTGACACTCAACATCTTTCATGTTTTGTTGTCCGCAACGGTGCTTGAAAACACCCAACGGCGGACGACGCCACTCGACAGCTTGGCGCTTTTTTGTGCCCTTTTCCCAAAGTCAAGAGTTCTCTTGGCTGTGTTTTGGGCTATAATTGCATCCATTGATGCCGGGTGTCCCCGATATGTCCAAGGCTTCGGCCCAAAGGCGGGGAGCAGCTCCGTTGGCTGTTTTCAACACCCGGCATTTTCTATTGTGGAAAATGCCTTGTGAACCTTGAAAAGTTCCAACGGAGGCATCATGACCACTTTTCTTTGCTTCAACGATTTCACTTTCTCCCCCGTCACCCGTGATAATCAGCCTTGGTTCAAGTCCTCTGAAATTGCCCGCGCTCTTGGTTACAAGCGTGAAGACTTTCTCAGCAAGCTGTATCGAAAGAATGCTGATGAATTTACGCCTGACATGACGCAAGTTGTTGAAAACCGCGCAGAACGACGAAACGGCGTTCCCGGAAATTTGAGCGATGGCCGAGTTCGCATCTTCTCCCTGCGCGGCTGCCACCTCCTCGCGATGTTCGCCCGTACACCCGTTGCCAAGGCGTTCCGCAAGTGGTGCCTCGATGTCATCGAGCAGTACGGCGACCGTGTGCCCGTTGCCGAGCCTGTGACGCTCAACGACGAGCTAATCAGCGCGGCGGAACGCGCGGAACTCAAGCTGATTGTAGACGCCAAGCTCTCCACCTACCCGGCGGCGGTGCAGGGCAAGGCCCGCGCCGAGATATGGGCGAAGTTCAACCGTCACTTCAGGATTGCCGAATACAAGCAGCTTCCCACCCGGCTCATGCCAGACGCCCGCGAGTTCCTGCTTTCCGTCAGTGTCCGTGCCATCAACGCCATCCCCACGGCTGAGGCCGCGATTCCCCCGACGCCGCCCCGCTTTGACGAGACGCCTTTTCTCAGGCTGGCGGAAGACATCCGCACCTTCCAGCAAGGATACCGCCGTAGCTATCAGCTTTTTTGGGGTCGGCTCTACCAGCTTGGTACCCCTGTTCTTGTCCAGCTTGAACAGCGGGCCGCACTGGGGCAGGGAACGGCGCCCTTCTCGGACATGACCATCCGTGGGCAATTTGACAGGTTCCTTTCGGAACGTCTGCTCGAAAGCCTCTCCTCGCTTGCCGAATCACTTCCCGATAGGCACAACCCTGCAATGCTCCTGCTGGGTTGCGCCCGCTCCATGAGCGCACGGTAGGGGGCGGACATGCTCACCACACTCGAAGCAGCCGAGGGAATGCAGCACAAACACTCCAAGCTCATGCGGGACATAGACCGGGTTCGGTCAATCCTCCCGCCGGAATTCGCGGAAACAGCCTTCACCCCGGACGCGCAGATCAGCCCCACCGGGAAGCGACAACGGTTCTTCCACCTCACCCGTGACGTCTTGCCCTTCCTCTTCATGGGACAGGCTACGAAGCATGAAATTCTGTGGATGATGGACGCTATCAATATGTTGTAATTAATAGTTTTTATTTAAAAAATGAGTTTTTGTGTGCGATAGATGGTTGGAATTTTCCAGTCCCGGTAGTGTGATTAATCTTGACATATTACTAAAAATTAGTAAATTAACCCCTAAGTAGGGAGGAGAAATGAATGAAAAATGGAATGTTGCACTTACATCACAATGTGAAAAGCAGGCAAAAAGACTTCCTTCCCGAATTTATGATATTTTTCTTACCCTTCTTTCAAATCTTGAGTTAACAGGCCCAATTCAAGGAACTTGGCCTAACTATAGCAAACTCTCAAGAGACAGACATCATTGTCACTTAAAAAAAGGGAAACCGACCTATGTATCTGTATGGGATGTAGAAAGCAAGGCAGCAAAACATATCGAGGTCGTCTATGTTGGAACTCACGAAAAAGCTCCATACTGAATCTATACTTCTTTCTTTTGAAGTACCTTCAGCTCTTGTTGATGAAGTTATCGTTTTTATGTCTCAAAAAGGAATTCAACCTAAGAAAGAATCTACTTTATGGCGTGAACTTCTTGATATTAAAGAAAATGAACTTCCTGCGACCTGCTTGCGTGGTGCTAGATACCGTGAAGGAATGACCCAGGTAGAACTTGCTTCTAAAACAGGAATTCCTGTCCGTCATATTAGTGAAATGGAAAATGAAAAACGTCCTATTGGTGCTAAGAATGCTCGACTATTAGGAGAAATACTTAATATAGATCCACGACTTTTTCGTAAGATTTGATTATATTAACTATCATGTATGGGGGCTAACCATGAGATGTACAAAGTCACATCGTTATGCAGAACTCTTTGAACAGTTAGAAGATTCTCAAGCTGAAGAAGGACGCCATAAATGTGCAGGATGTGCCTATGAAATAGGTTTTACGGATGGGTTAAATAATAAAGACTATCGCTATGACGAAATAGTTTTGGAACTTCCCGAAAGTCAAGCAGGGACTGTCCGGCACAAAGATACTCAACAAGCTTATGATATTGGATATGAAGAAGGGCAAATAAAATATAAAGATAATACAGCCGATGCTGATTAGCATTAAAACATGTAACATACAGCCCCCGTTTCCGGGGGCTTTTCTTTTATCTATTGGAAAACGTTCAGGGTGTGTTCGTTTTTATTCTTCTCGTACAGTCCATCTATGAACAGCCCTTTTCTGAAATCTGCTTTTTCCGTCGCGCTTCCCGCTTCCCAAGCCGGGGACGCGCCGGGTTGGATGCAGCTTTTCCCGGCCGGGACGTTTTCAGGGCGGGACGGGCGCGGCCCGTACACCTGCGATCCGGTTTCCGTGGTTGCGCAGACGCGGGCGCACAACGGCCCTCTCGACATCCCCGTGGATTATGACCACCAGCTTGAATTTTCCGCTGTGAACGGCCAGCCCGCTCCGGCGGCGGGGTGGATTACCGCGCTTGAGGCTCGGGACGACGGCGTATGGGGGCACGTCGAGTGGACGGAAAAGGGCAGGGCTCACGTCGCCGCCCGTGAGTACCGCTACGTGTCCCCCGTCTACTACCACGACCCGAGCGGCGTCATCCAGTCGATCGAGTCCGTGGCCCTCACCAATGTTCCCAATCTGACCGGGTTAAAGGCCCTCGCTTCCCGAGAACCTTCCGGCCAGCAATCTTTTACCGGAGAAAGCCCCATGTCTTTCCTCAAGACCATTGCCTCCGTCCTTGGCGTGACCGACGCCGAGCCGACCGAGGCCACAGTCGAGGCCGCCGCCCGAATGGTGGTGCAGGACGCGCAGTCCATGAAAGAGGCCATGTCCACTATGGCTCAGACCGTGAAGGCTGACGGCGTGACACCCGCCGGGCTCGTCAAGGCCGTGCAGTCCGTTGCCGCCCGTGCCGAGCACCCGGACGTGAACCGTTTCGTTCCTGTGGAAACCTTTACCGCCGTGAATGCGGAACTTGCCCAAATGAAAGCCGCGCAATCCGTGGGGCTCGTCGAGCAGGGCAAGGCCGACGGCAAGATCAGTCCGGCGATGGAAACGTGGGCGAAGGATGCCGCGTCCCGCGACCCCGAGGGGTTCAAGAAGTTCCTTGAGGCGGCCCCCGACCTGCGGCCCGGAGGTAAGGCCGCGCAGTCCGTGAAGGCGACCCCGCCCGACAGTGCCGACGGCGTTCTGGACGGTACGGCGAAGACGCTTTGCCGCGCAATGGGCGTATCCGAAGAGGCTTACAAAAAGGCCATGCAGTCTGTGAAAGGAGGCGACAATGACGGCTCTGACGAGTGATCGGGATACCGTGCGCCGGAATGGTGACGAGTTCGAGTTTGAGGCGGCTTCTACGGTCTACGCCGGAAGCATGGTTTGCCTGAATGCTGACGGCAAGCTCGTGCCCGCGTCCGTGACCGCCGGGCTGTCCCCGGTCGTCGGCGTGGCGCAGCGTCTTGGGCGTACTGGCGAAAAGGTCCCGGTGCGGCGCGGCGTGTTCGCCTTTGCAGCCGTGTCCGATGACGCCCCCGCGCTCGCACAGGTGGGAGGCGTCTGCTACGCGGCGGACGACTGCACTGTCAAAAAGACCGCGGTGTCCAACGCGCCCGTGGCTGGAACCGTCTTTGACGTCACCGAAGAGGGCGTCTGGGTCAAAATCTGAGGAGATACCGATGGATATCAACCGCGCCATTCTTGAGCAGTTCTATTTCAGCGTGTCTGCCGCCTTCATGGACGGCCTTGGCACCGCTGAGAGCCAGTACGAGAAGATCGCCATGACCGTGCCGTCGAGCACGAAGGAAAACGTCTATCCGTGGTTGGGCACCTTGCCCTCCATGCAGAAGTGGGCCGGGGACCGCATCATCCGCAACCTGAAGGCCCACAAGTACAGCATCGAAAACGAAAAGTTCGAAATGACGATCGCCGTGAAGCGCGACGACATCGAGGATGATCAGGTCGGCATCTACGGCCCCATGTTCCGCGACATGGGCGCGCAGGCCGGGCTCCATCCGAATCAGCTCGTGTTCGGGGCGCTCAAGAAAGGTCATGAACTTGCGTGTTATGACGGGCAGTATTTTTTCGATGCCGACCACCCGGTCAACGGAAAATCCGTCTCGAACTCCATCACGGCAAGCTCCGGCGCCGTGGCCCCGTGGTTCCTCATGTGCACGACGCGCCCGGTGAAGCCGATCATCTTCCAGAAGCGCCGGGAATACGACTTGAAGCGCAAGGACGCCCCCACGGACGACAATGTGTTCATGCGTGACGAGTACCTGTATGGCGTCGACGCCCGCGTGAACGTGGGGTTCGGCCTGTGGCAATGCGCGATCCGTTCCACGAAGCCGTTGACGAACGAGAGCTACGCCGAGGCCCGCGCCGCGATGATGGCGTTTACGAACGATAACGGCGATCCGCTTGGTCTGGTGCCGAACCTGCTGGTCGTGCCTCCCACGCATGACGGCGCGGCCCGCAAGGTCGTGGTTTCCTCCCTGACCACGGGCGGGGCCACCAACGAGTGGGCGGGCACGGCGGAACTTCTCGTCAGCCCGTGGTTGTAGGTGACGCCATGATCCGCATTACCGCAAAGAAAGACGGCTTCCGGCGGGCAGGCATCAGCCATGCCGGGACGCGGGACTATCCCGACGGGCGTTTTACGCCGCAGGAACTCGCCATGCTCAAGGCCGAGCCCATACTTGTTGTCGAGGAAATCACCGTTCCGAAGAAGGAGAAGGCTCCCGCGAAGGGGCCTGAGCAGTCCGTCCCTGACGGGAAAAAGAAGGCCGACGCATGACCTACGCCACCTATGACGACCTTGTGACCCGGTTTGGGGAGATGAAGCTCACGCAGCTTACCGACCGGGCCACGCCCCCGGCACGGTGCCCGGACAAGGCTGTCATAGGGGCGGCTCTCACCGACGCCACGGAAGCGATCGAGGGGTACGCGGCGGGCCGCTACCGGACGCCGCTTGATCCCGTCCCCGCCCCGGTGCGGCGGCGGTGCGCGGACATGGCTTTCTACTACCTGCACACCGCCGTCTCCGCGCCCGAGGGCGTCCGCAAGGCGTTCGAGGATGCGCTTGCCGGGCTCAAGGACATGGCGCGGGGCGTCATCATCTTTCAGGCCGAAGGGGTGCCCACCGCGAATACCGACGCTTCCGGGGGCGTCCGGCTTGATGTCCCGAGCCGGATATTCAGCCCGGACAGCCTCAAGGGGTTTTGAGCATGATCAGCATCAAGGCCACGGATGGAACCGTCACCCTGTCCCTCGCGGCGGGGCTGGAGCGCTTCGAGGCCGAAAAACCGCGCATCCTCCGCGAGATCGGCATGTCCCTGCTCGTGAGCATCCGGCAGGGGTTCGAGGCCGAACGCTCTCCCGAGGGCGAAGCGTGGGAGCCGTTGAAGCCCGCGACCGTGCGGCAGAGGAAGGGCGACGCCCACCCGATTTTGCAACGGAAAGGGCGGCTCAAGAAGAGCATCACGATCAAGATGACGCCGGACAGCGTGATTGTCGGGACGAACCTTGCCTACGCTGCGGCCCACCAGTTCGGCGCGGCCATCAAGCGGGCGGCGGGGGCCGTGAAACTGCACTTCCGGCGCATCAGCCGGGGGCCGAACAAGGGGCAAGTCCGTTTCGCCCGCGCCAATGACAAACGCGTGAAGTTCGACCGGACGTCTGCCGCTCACACAATCCGCATCCCGGCCCGCCCGTACCTGTTCCAGCGCGACGGCGACATCCCGAACGACTGGCAGAGGGCGATCGTGGGCATCGTAAAAAGACATCTGGAGCTTGACCATGCCTAGCCTGACCGAAGTACGTGACGCCGCCGTCGCGCTCCTGCGAACCGTCCACCCGGATATCTCCCGCGTTGAGGCGTTCTCGGGCGAAATCACACTCGACGCCGTAGCCGGGAAAGGCTTGCCGCCGGGGGTGTCCGTGCTCGTCGCGGCGGTCGCGGCGGACAACGATGCACAAGGGGATTCGCTGGATTTCGACGTGATGGGGACGTTCGGGGCGCTCGTCGTCTCTAATAACGTAGCCGGGGCCGAATATGCGGAACAGGACGCGCTGGATGTTGCCGAGAAGACCGCCCTTGCCGTCCACGGGGCCACGTTCGGCTTGCCGGGAGTAAGCCCCGCCGTGGTGAGAAGCCTTGAGGCCGTCACGGATGAGGAGCTTGCCGGGAACGGGATCTGTGTCTGGTCCGTCGTCTGGCGGCAGTCTCTTGTCTTCACCGAAGGGGTAAACGATGGCGTCACTGTATGACGAGCTGAAAGAGCGGGTCCGTCTCGCGGCCCGCGTCCTTGCCCTTCCGCTCGGATGGGAGGGGGAACCGTTCGTTCCGCCCCACGCTTCGCATCTGCGGGCCCGGATTGTCCTTGAAGGGCAGCGGGCGGCGACGCTCGGCGCGAACGGCCTCACCAAGCTCGACGGGCACATTGAAATCAGAATCGTGGTGAAGGCGGGCGAGGATTCCCTTGCCTCCACCCTTGCCGGGCAGGTGGCCCGCTACTTCCCGCGCGGGGACGATATCCGTTTTGATTCCGGCGTCGCCACCATCACCACACCCCGCAAATCTGCGCCCTCGTGCGACGGCAAGCGCACCGAGGCCGTGGTCAACGTAGGCTTTTACGCCTTCCAAGCCTAAAGGATACCACCATGTACACTATCGCGAGCGGAGCCAATCACGGCCTCCGGTATGTGAAGGAAGCCACGCCGGGGGTTACGCCCGCCTCTCCGGTTATGATCGAACTGGCGCACACGGGCTGCTCTTTGGGGCTCACCCGCGACACGTTCACGTCGAACGCCCTCCGTTCCGACCGCCAGATCCCTTTTAACCGGACGGGCGTTGATAAGGTCGGCGGCAACATCGACTTCGAGTTCGGGGCCGTCGAGTACGATCCGCTCCTTGAGGCGGCTCTCGGCGGGAACTGGACGGAAAACGTGTTGAAGGTGGGAACGGCGGAACATTCCTTTACGTTCGAGCGGGCGTTTAAGAACATCAACGAGTATGCGAGCTATACGGGCTGCTTCATCGACCAATTCACGCTCTCGATCAAGCCGAATGCCATGCTCACCGGGGCGTTCTCCGTGGTCGGCCTGAGTGGGGCTAGAGGGGGCAACCCTCTTTCGGCGTCTCCCAAGCCTTCGCAAGACCCTGTGCCGTTCGACAGCTTCAAGGGTGCGCTCAAGCTTGATGGGCAGGAAATAGCCGTCGTAACGGGAATCGATCTGACCCTCGCCAACGGGGTTGAGCCGCAGTACGGGATTTTTTCCCGTTCCGCCAGTGCCGTCAGTCTGGGCAGGAGCACCCTTTCGGGCACCCTGAGTGCCTTCTATACCGACGGCAATCTGGCGGACGACTTCATCAATGACGCACGGGTGAAGCTCGAATTCATCCTGCAGCGCGGCGACTATTCGTATACGTTCCTTATCCCCAACGTCACCTTCACGGGCGCGGAGGACTCCGTACAGTCCGAAGGCCCGATTTCCCTGAATGTGCCGTGGTCCGCCGCGCTTGACGCGACCCTCGGCACCAACTTTCAGATCACCCGGACTGTGCCCGCTGATCCCGGTGCATAACCTCAACCACCATAAGGATAAAGCCATGACCAAGGCCGCTGAGAAAGATTTTGTCGAAACCCCGGAAACCGCTTCTTCCGTCTTTGATTTTGCCACCCGAGATTCCGCTGCAAAGGCCGAAGAGGGGGCGGAACTGAAAGTTGTGGACCCGCTCACGGGTGATGGTGTGGGCGTGTTCATCACGCTTGCCGGGGCTGATTCCGCCGTCCACCGCAAGGCGTCGGCCACGATCACCAAACGCCGCGTGAACAAGGCCAAAGGATTCCGCAGCCAGATGTTCGACCCGGAGGTTGCGGACGCCGAGAGCATCGAAGTGCTCGCCGTCTGCACCCTGAGCTGGAAGGGCGTCATTGTTGACGGCGCGCCCCTCCCGTGCAGCCGGGACAATGCGATCAGGCTGTACACCCGGTTCCCGTGGCTGCGTGAGCAAGTGGAAACCTTCATTTCCGACCGTTCGGCCTACTTGCAGGACTGACCAAGGCGCTGTGCGAAGCCGCCCGCTTGTGGGTGCCCCGGATTATGCCCGGAGCGGACGGCACAACGCAGCGCGATCATATCCTCGAAGTTTGCAAGCAGACCGGGAAGACGCCGGAAGAACTGGGCGTTTCCGAAACCTCTCTTGATGAGGAAATACCGATTCCCGAAGACGGGCTGTATCTCTGGTTTTATTTTCAGGAGCTTTCCGGTGGGCGCATCAATTCCGGCTTCGGCCCCACGGCGCTTTCGTGGTCCGACATGGAAGCATGGGCCCGGCTCACCTCCACGCCACTCACTCCTTACGAAATCCTCACTTTGCGCAGCATGGACACGGCCTTTTTGTCCGCCCATGCCGCTGAAACGGAAAAGCGCAACAAAAACACCAAGGGCAAGCCATGAACGACACGACGACGGTAGGAATTGAGGTACGGGCGGACGGCACGCAGGAAGCGGCCCGCGATCTTGCCGTCGTTGACGCGTCCATCAGGAAAGTCGGCAAAGGGCTTGGCGAAGCGGCTCAATACATCGGCTCCGCCAAGCTCGAAAAGCCCATAGCCGGACTGGACGAGCTTGCCGCCAAGTGCAACGTCTCGTCCCGGCACATGCAAAACCTCGCCCGCATGATGCGCGAGGTGGAACGGGAACGGGCTTTTCGCCAGCTTGCGCAGGACGCCAACCTTTCCACTTTGCAACTTGCCAGACTCCGCGCGGAGATGGGGGATATGCGCGGGGCGCTGGCGACGCTTGGGAACGGGTTCAGTTCCGCAAAGGTCGCCATTCTCGCATGGGCGGCAGCTATCGCGTTTGTAGGCAAAGCCTGTTTTGATGCAGCACTGGAGATGGATAGGCTTCAAAAGAGCTACCGGACTGTCATGGGTTCGGACATTGGAGCTACTACACAGCTCGATTACATCTATGGCTTGACACAGAAACTTGGCCTTCAATTCCAGTCCACCGCCGAATCTGCGAAGGGCTTTTTTGCCGCCAGTGTAGGGACCAGACTTGAAAATGACATGAACGACATTTTCAAGGGGGTCACATCGGCAGGTACGGCCCTTTCCATGACCCAAGAGCAAATGTCCGGCGTCTTTCTTGCTTTTTCTCAGATTGCCTCCAAGGGCAAACTCTCGATGGAAGAAGTGAACCAGATTGCTGAACGGCTTCCGGGGACTTTTGAGTTGGTCTCAAAGGCGATGGGAGTTAACCGTCAAGAAATGTTCAAAATGATCGAGCAAGGCAAAGTCATATCAGATGATCTGTTGCCGAAACTCGGTGTAGCCCTTCAAGAGAAGTTTGGCGACAAGGCTGTGGAAGCTGCTAACAGCGCTCAGGGGGCTGTCAATAGGCTGAGTACGGAATGGGAATTTTTTAAATCTAGTGCAAGCCAGACTGAAAGTATCGTACAAGGAATAAATTTTGTAACAGATGCATTAAAAGAAGCGAAAAATGTTCTAAATAAAAACAATATTGTAAAAGAAATGTCTTCAAAAGGATATAAAACTGGACAGATCTTCACTCAATCTTATTGGAATGGTCCATATACAGATCAGGAAATAGAGGCTGTCCAAAAATATGGCGAAGCAGTCATTAATGCTAATCGCCAGATTGATCTTGTTCTTGCTGCACGCCTTCAGAAGCAGAGAGAATACGAGGCTGAACATCAAACTAATGTAAAGCGTGCTCTTAAAATTGAGCAAGACGGTATGACGGCATGGAAGGATGCAACAAAAGATCTTCCAACGTTCAAGCTTATGGCTATTGATAAAGCTGAAAAAGAAGCCCTTAAAAAATTGGATGAATGGCATACGAGGGGAACTCTTTCCGAGAAAGAATATCAAGAAAAAAAGATTCAGATTGAAACCGGTTATGCTGAAAAACGCAAGAGCATAACGGATAAAGGCGCGAAGTCCGCAGAAGCTGAGGCCAACCGCGCTGCCAAGGCTCTTGCCGCTTACGACGAAGAGCTTGCCAAGCTCACCCAGTCGAGCCGCGAACTTGAACAGGTCAAGATCGAGGAAAAACTGGCGAAGATTGCCAAGGACGCCAAACTCCCCGCCGCCGAGATGGAAAAGCTGCGTAAGGCGATGGAGCAGGAAGCCGACTTCAAGTGGATGCAGGATATTTTGTCCTACGCCGATCCCGCAGCCGCAGCCGTCGCCAAGGTTGATAAGGAGTATGAGGCGTTTCTGCGGAACGTCGAGTATCTGAAGAAAACGGATCCGGCGAAGTACACACAGCTCATGACCAAGGCCGAGACGGAGCATGAAAAAGCTCTCCGCAAGGCCGAGCGGGCCAGTAAGGAGCAGAACGAACACCTTCAGGAGAAGCTTTCCTTCTATAAGGAGCTTGAGGAAATGTCCGGGGCGTTTGGCTTGTCCCTTGAGGTGCAGAATCGTCTGCTTGATGAGCAGATGGAAATCTTCCGAGACGCGGACATCCCGGAAAACCTTATCCAGACGTGGCGGCAGTACAAGGATTTGATGAACTCCCACGATTGGGCGGACGGCGCGCAACGGGCGTTCCTCCAGTACCGGGCCGATGCGACTGACGCGGCGAAGGGTACGGAAGAGGCTTTCTCTTCACTTTTTGAAGGCATGGACTCCGGCTTCCACAACGTCTGGCAACAGATGTTGGAAGATGGGAAGGTGTCGCTGTCTTCCTTTAAGTCGCTGTTCGCGTCGTTCCTTGCGGATTTGATGCATATGGCGATCACCCGGCCCATCACGGTTCAGATTGCGGGCGTTGTGTCCGGGATGCTCGGCACTGGCGGGGTGGCGTATGCGGCGGGTGGCTCGGGGAGTAACGGCGGCGGTACTGGCGGACTTCTCGGTAACATTCCGTTTTCTAGCATTCTGCCGGACTCGTGGACGTCTGGCGCGACGGGGCTCTTTTCCGGTATAACCGGGGGGATCAATAGCTTTGGGGCAAACCTGCTTCCTGATTTATTTGCCCCTTCCGCTCAATTCGCTGCAAATAATGCGCTTGCCGCTCAAACGTTAGGCTATTCGCTTGGTCCTCAAACTACGCTTCTCGGCACGCTCGGCGCGGCCGGCGCAGGGTTCGGCCTCGGTTCCCTTGCGGGTAGCCTGCTTTTCCCTAACCAGCCAAATATCAGCACAGGCGCGGGGATTGGTGGCGGGCTCGGCGCGGCCATCGGTTCCGTGGTGCCCGGCATCGGTACGCTCCTTGGCGGTACAATCGGCAGCCTGCTCGGTGGGGGGATTGGTTCCCTCTTCGGGGGCGGTCGGCGGACGCACGCCAGCGTATACGGCAAGATGGAGGACGTGGGCTTCTCGCGGGACCAGCAGACCTACATTGACGCCTTCATGGGCGGGGCTTGGTATGATAGGGCCGGGAAGAAAGAAGCCGAGCCGTTCGCGCAGGGTATCGCCCAAGTCGCCAGCCAGACCGCCGGGAGCCTTTTGGACATTGCCGGGGCATTGCCTGAGCAGATCCGCCAGAACGCGCTGTCCGGCCTTGAGACTTCCACATGGTCCGCCGGGCGGGGCGTCTCCGATG